TCACCGTTTCTTTTTATATAATGCAGAAGATATGACATGATCGATAGAAAATTTACCCGGTCCCGTTATGTACATCAGCACAAATACCACCAGATAAATAAAGGCCAGTTCCTTCACGGCAAACGGATCATTCCCGTGTATCACAAAAAAAGCCATTCCCATTGTAAAGACCATCGGGATCATAGCCAGACGATAAAACGCACCGAATATAAAGCCTACGGAACAAAATACCTCAGCGAAAACAGCCAGCCCCAACGACAACGTACTTCCTACACCCAATGGATCCGGGAAAGATTCCGACATAGCACTAAAATTCGTCCATTTCTGGATACCATGCGAAAGCAGCAATACTCCGAAAAGGATACGCAACGCCAACAAAAAAAAAGAAAAAGCATTTCCTACCGGCTTGGCAGGAAAAAGAAATTTATAAACCACTGACATAATCTTTGTTCTTTCTTAAATTAGTTATTCATTTATAAAACATAAATAAAAAAGAAAAGTTTACGCGTAACCCCATAAAAAAAAGGACTTCCAACACTTGGAAATCCTTTTGTGACCAGGGTGGGATTCAAACCCACGACCTTCAGAACCGGAATCTATCATTCAAAACAACATAATAATTTACAATACTGCATATTACAAATCATAAAGAAACACATTTGCGAAACAATTGCGAAACTTCTGTTATTTTGCTTCAATAAAATAAGACATAATTCGACGTTCAAGATTATTTCTGCGGAGATTTTATAAAACATTGCGGCGGTAGGAACCATACGCCTCGCGCTATCCCTTTATCTGCACCAATAAACTTTTTGAGCTCTACTTGCATGAGCCTCGCATTCATTCGTGCATCCACTAGTATTTTGGATATCATATTCTTTTCATGCCCTTTCTTGCTCACAAATATTCCATTTCTCTTCTTGCTTTTTCTCCCAGTTTCCCATCATCTAAAACAAATAAGTTAATTCTCCGTTTGTTACATTAACTTTAAACATAAATTTATCTTTACTGCCGTCATAGTTTACAATATCACAACGAAAAGTATAAAAACTTTCATCGTTGTCCAATAAAACATAGGTAACTTTAGCGTTATTTGCAGGTTGATTCTTGAATGAAGTATGCCACTTTTGGTTAATATCATCTGCGCTAAACATAGAAATACCTATTCTGCTTATTGTTAACCATGAAGAATAAGATATAGGAAAATATTGATAACCCGGATAAGGATCTGGGAAATTTCCTTCATACATTTTTTTACCCTGAGGTGATATTACATATTTATCATCTACCAATACACTTTCTTTATACCATTTCCTTATATTATTAATCTCATCGTCAAATGTACAAAGTACTGCCTTATCTTCATTTAAGAGAACAATATCTTGGCTTATATGTTCACTACTTGTTGTGTAATATGTGAGAATAAAAGCCATTCCCCAATCTGCCATCATAGACATCCCTGTAGAAACGGTCTTAACAGTATATTCTTTATATTCTCCATAACCTAAATAAACCTTACGTTTTTTTTCAAATGCATTTTCTGATAAATATTCATTTGAAAGTTCCAATTTATCATTCATAAAGCCCAGCCATAATCTATCTCCATAAAAACCAATAAAAACTTGCAAAGAATCCCAACGACTTTGTACAATATTTTCTATAATTATATTTTCAAAAGCAGGATCATATATACACACATCATTTCCACCTTTAGAAAACCAACCTTTTCCTCCAATGAAAAAGAGTGGCTCATACTTGTTACCATCACCAAGTATCTTCCCGTATTCCACACTTCCATCAACTTTCAAATGAACCAACTGGCATTCATTATTACCTAGACGACCTACAAAAGGTAGATACCACAATAAATACTCATTGTTATCCAGTTTTGCCGGATAAGGGAAACCAGATATTAGGGAGCTAATAGGATCAAGTTCTTTCGCTGATTGCTTTTTCCCATACCACTCTTGTATTAAAGAGTTCGCACTTTTATCAAATAAGGCAAACCACTCTTTTCCTTTTCGTAATCCATAATACCAAATAGCATTTTGATTATCATATGACCTAGATTCAAAAAAAACTTCGACATCATCAATCTCGTTTTTTTCCAATAAATCATCAGTATAATAAGCAATATCTTCCCCCTTTTCACATCCTATAAGCAATAAGCAAACACATAAAAACAACAAATTTAATACTTTTTTCATACCACTTGAATATTAACCATTTCTTCTAATTTATAATACCTATCTTTGAGAACAAACCGAAAATCTATTGCCTATCCAACATAGTCCTTAACGCCCATATTGTTTCATCCTTAGATTTAATTGTTGCGTCCTTTTCTAAAATAATCCTCTCAAGGTCTTGAATACGTTGGTTAAGTCTATCGGTATCGTTCAAGCCAGTACCTACACTTGAACTTAGGCTCTGTATTTCCACACTGCCATCCGGTTTAATAATTTTTTGTGTTCCATTTTCAGGCAAAGACACATTAATATGGTTTCCTACATTTGTATAGGAAGATTTGTTATTTCCTCCTATAGAACCAAAATTTTGGCCTGAATTGTTGTTATTATCACTTAAAATCATTTTCCCCTCCCCTCCAAGAAGCCAATTTCTATCAATAATACTATATTTCTTACAAATAGCATCGATATAGACGTTTGCATATTGAGTATCACCATTTAACGCTTTTGATAAATTACTTTTATCTCTTTCTATAATATCTGCTACTTCGCCTATATTTGACAAATTTTCAACATAAATAATATAGTTTACAGCTTTCCTAATTCTTAATCCTAGCTCTACATTTTTTTGTTTTACCATATTTTTAGGTATATTTGCATCGTATCAGGTTGCGGATGATACTATACGGATTAATAATATCCCAGTTAGGGATTATGTAAGCGACCAACTTCAAACCGCAACTTTGGAGTTAGTCACTTTAAATATTTCTATGAAAAAGAAAACTCCTAAAGGCTTCTCCACTGATTTTTTAGATAGCGATGAAGGCAAAAAATTATATTCTCAAATTCAATCGGCATTTGCGAATTGTCATTTCCCTACTTCACATTCACCAAAGCTATCCTGTTCAATAATTCAAAGTATCCCTTTATTTTGTCGGATTGTTTCACGCCGGACAAAAGTTTGAGTATTTCGTCTTTCCCATTTTTTGTAATTGTTATGGACTTTGGATTTGTCATACATTCAAGTAATCCTTTTACTATTGCATTGCATGTTGCTATATCCAAAAATTGTGATGTATGAAATAGACATGCAATACCATGATATAGAAATCTATATTCTAACCCGAGTGGGTCTTCCTTTAATAATAAGTAATGATATATCATCCAATTTGTATTCTCGGATACTGCCATGCCTTTTTGGATCATAAGAGATGCTCCTGTTGATATTTCATCAATTTTATCTTTTGTGTTTTTAATATCAATTATCGTATATATATTCCACCCCACAAGTACAGTTACAAGTAACGATAGCACCCCGACTAACACCCCTTGGTAATCAAACCCTAATTCTTGATTACGCGGACAAGCTACACATATAGATACCACACTAATAAGTATAGCCATAAAACTAAAAAACAAAGCCAAACTCTCTTTCTTCATAACTACTTTATATAATGTACGCGAAACTGCACTAATGTTAAAAATTGGTTAAATAACCATTATTTTTGGTATTACACCATTGCTATACCGAAATAATAGGTATATTTGCATCGTAATAAATAACAAACCCGTTTTGCAAACGAAAACAAAAACGGCGATTTGCAAATATAAAAAATAAACAAGATATGAAGGTTGTAAGGTATAAGATTTTGTACGAAAAGGGGGTAGTATCCAAGTTATCCTCCAGATTCGGCGTAACAGAGCAAACGGTCAGGAATGCACTTAGGTTTTCAACAGAAGGGAATCAACCTGATTTAATCAGAGAAGTTGCATTAAAAGAATATGGATGTGTACTACAGAAAAAGCAAATACAGTCATGAAAATCAAGATAGAACTTTTCGAATTAAAAAACCTCCTCATTGAAGCGGCAACGCTCGGTGCGGAAGCTGCCGAGAAAAGACGTTCTCCTACATCTGATAGGATGAAACAAAGAGAAGTACACAGATGGCTTAAAACTCTTGGACATAAGCCTGCTATTCTTGACAAAATGGTGAAAGAAGAATTGGTGAAGCCGCTTAGAAACGGTGAAAGCAAGAACTCACCTTTGGAGTATTCCAGAATGGAAATAGAAGCGGCTTTAACAGCATACAAATCTTTTGATTCTGTAAATGGCATATAAAGGGCATAAGCTGAAAGCGTTCGGCTGGTGAAGGAAAGCGTTCCTGACCGGGTTCGAATCCCGGATGCCCACAAAAACGTTCTTTGACATGGTTACAATGAAAGTCCTTGATCCTATCATAGGTTACACGTAAGAGGTATCGGGATAGCGGCAAGGCGGTATAAGGCAAAATGGAGGGAGGAAAGATATTTCCAGCTCACGATGAAGTTTAATCGTTCTTTTCATCAAGTCTTATACGACAATGCGAAAGTATTATAAAGCTGGAACATCCTTTAGGTGTTACGAGTCAAACGTTGGTTAACCTATCCAGTTTTCAAGATATAACCCGGTTTTGAAGGCGCGATGCTGTCGATCGGATCGGCTGCCGGGTGCAAATAAAATAAATGATATGGAAGTTTTAGGTGTATTTATATTCGCAGGTGGTGCTTTTGGAGCACTTTTTTTTATCAATATGCCGATGGTTACAAACCTTATCTTATTATAAGAAACTTTTTAATAGCTGTCGCTATATCAGGTCTTATAGTTTTTGCTATAGGCCTTTATAGGTACTCCAAAATGCCTATTTATGAATATAAAGTAAGTGCGCATTATATTGATGGTAGCACAAAGACACTATTATTTGATAGTAAATATGATCCTAAAATAAACGCGGCTCGTGGGACATATTGGATTGAATACGGCGCATATACAGAACTTGGCGTTGTGAGGTTTGAAATAATAAGCAAGAAGAAAAGATAATTAAAATATCATAGCACATGAATTACAACATTGAACTAAAACATCAAGAAAAAGACAATCAATTGACAATATCCATACATGTTGAAGATTTGCCAATCAATTGTCTGAAAAATTTGGAGTACATAAAAGAAGATGCCGAGAAAGCGGTTACTTCTTACTTGGACCTTTTACGCGGAGAGAAAGTTAGTCATGAAAAGTCTCCAGATAATCAGTGAAGCATTTCAAAAGGAACAAGAAATTTTTAAAGACATCGTTTTCTTGCGGAAACGTTTTAATTATACACCCTTTGCATTTATTTGGCAGATCTACCAACTCTCTATTTAAAGGCAGATTTGGATCAAATGAATAAACCAAGTGGGTTAATTTTATAGCTTGTTCATATAACGGTTGTCCATCAAGAAACATCTTGCTTATTGATGGTTCAAAGGTGTTATACTCGTCAAGTAAATCTTCGACTTTAGAACGAATGTCTTTAGCCATGCTCAGGTACTTTTCTGATTTCATACTTCTTAATTTTTAAAGTTTGCACCACAAAGTTAAGAAAACCCTCTGAAGAGGCGTGAAGCTGCTGATCGAATTAGCCGGAGGGATCATAAACGGAGGTTCACAGGTGGTAACGAATATGTCTGTAGCCGTTTTCATATTCGTTATGCTGTTCAATACAGCATCCTCCACTTTGTATTTTGTAACAAGTTTTGGTTTATGCCTCTCTCGTCCGTGAGGATATAGCGAGGTGTCTTTTGGTATAAATAAAGAATTATATGTTACCGGAGCTTTCTGGGAAGACCGCTCCGGCTCTTTATCTGAAATTAAAAATCAACGATATATGAAAGCAATTCAACTGTTCATGCTCACAGCTTCATTACTGATGACATTCACGCTGTTTATCGGCGCGTTCTTCAATCCGTCATATTGGCTATTTGTGCCGGGTATGGCGTATTTATCATACCTGTTTTTCAAAGAAAAGCGATGGTAAGGGATATCTACATTATAGATCCGGACGGGGAGCAAGACTTCGATGGGTTTGAAGAGACGGAAGATCCCGAAGATGTATATCAGAGGGAATGGGAAAATACAACTATGTATTGGTAAGATTAATATTCAATCTAAATTATATAGAGAATGACTAAGAATGAAATTTTAAACAGCGGCCATGATGTCCGCCGTAACGCTGCCGAGAACCCTAACACACCGGTAGAAGTGTTAACTGAACTGGCTAAGGATAGCGACTGGGGTGTCCGCCGTAACGCTGCCGGGAACCCTAACACACCGGTAGAAGTGTTAACTGAACTGGCTAAGGATAGCAACTGGGATGTCCGCCGTAACGCTGCCGGGAACCCTAACACACCGGTAGAAGTGTTAACTGAACTGGCTAAGGATAGCAACTGGGATGTCCGCTATAACGCTGCCGGGAACCCTAACACACCGGTAGAAGTGTTAACTGAACTGGCTAAGGATAGCGACTGGGGTGTCCGCCGTAACGCTGCCGAGAACCCTAACACACCGGTAGAAGTGTTAACTGAACTGGTTAAGGATAGCAACTGGGGTGTCCGCCGTAACGCTGCCGGGAACCCTAACACACCGGTAGAAGTGTTAACTGAACTGGCTAAGGATAGCAACTGGGATGTCCGCTATAACGCTGCCGGGAACCCTAACACACCGGTAGAAGTGTTAACTGAACTGGCTAAGGATATCAACTGGGGTGTCCGCCGTAACGCTGCCGGGAACCCTAACACACCGGTAGAAGTGTTAACTGAACTGGCTAAGGATAGCGACTGTGATGTCCGCTATAACGCTGCCGGGAACCCTAACACACCGGTAGAAGTGTTAACTGAACTGGCTAAGGATAGCGGCCATGATGTCCGCCGTAACGCTGCCGGGAACCCTAACACACCGGTAGAAGTGTTAACTGAACTGGCTAAGGATAGCAACTGGGATGTCCGCCGTAACGCTGCCGGGAACCCTAACACACCGGTAGAAGTGTTAACTGAACTGGCTAAGGATAGCAACTGGGATGTCCGCTATAACGCTGCCGGGAACCCTAACACACCGGGTTATAAAGAAACAACCTACGATTTCGTAGTCACTAAAAACTATGTGGCGGTAAAAGGGACTAATCATATGTGGTATAAACACAATTACCCCAAAATTGCTCCTTTTTATACTTGTGGATGTTTCTGCGGTTCAAGAGAACAGCTTCTCGCTAGAATCTATTCGATTGATAATATAAGTTGTGATCCGGCAATAAGAGTTAGAATACTTAATGCTTTAGACAACAAATTCAAAGAGGTGTTCGGTCGGTAGAAGAAAAACTAAGCATCCGAGGTGTAAACCTCGCCTCAGATCGGCAACCGCAAATCTTGAAAGTGGTAGACCTTGACATTTGCAATGGTCCGGTAGGCAGGAGCACGGTAGGGTGAGTATTAATAATCAATGTTTAATTAATCAACTCCGCTGTTAAAGGACAGTGTCCGGTGAGAGACCGGTTATTTTGTTTCTATTTATTATTTCAAACAACATCCCGGTGTACTTTGATAGGTTATCCGGGAACAATTACCTGCCAGGAGGCAGGTAACAGGGCGCATATCTTAATGGTAAAGCGTCCCCTACCGGGGAAGAAAGGGGTTCGATTCCCTAGCGCCCACACATTAAACATTTATAATATGGAAAGATCAGAATCGATAAAAGAGATTGCCAATGCTCTCTGCAAATTCCAGCAAGAGGTTGGGAAGGTGAAAAAAGACAGCAAAAATCCCTACTTTAAAAGTAAATATGCCTCACTGGCAGACATACTGGATGTGATACAAAAACCATTGTCAGAATGCGGGCTTTCTATTATGCAGATGCCTAAAGGAGAGAATGAGTTAGAAACAATACTTATGCACAACTCCGGTGAATGGATTTTATCGTCATACGCTATGCGTCCTGTAAAGAATGATCCTCAAAGCATAGGGTCTTGTATTACTTACCAGCGTAGATATGCTATCGGCTCTATTTTAAACCTAAATATAGACGATGATGATGATGCAAACAAAGCATCTAACTTGCAAGCAAATACGGCGGATACACCAAAGACTAATCTGGACGCACGTAAGATTTTCCGACCGGACTTTCTGAACAATGATGAGTCCATGAACAAATTGTATGCCTTTATAGAAGAAAAGGAGAAGGATGCAAAACAGAAAAAGCAAAACTTCTCCGTATCTCGGTTAATGGAAAGCCTTTACAAGATAGGGTCAGTTGAATTACAAACAGTAATAGATATGTATCTACAATATAAAAAATCGAAATATGGAGAATAGTATTAAGAAGATAGGGATATTCCCTGTCACCAAGCAAAGTCAACAAGAACTTGCAAACTCGATCATCATACCTGTTCTTGATGGCGATGTAAACCCGATAGAACATGTGGCTAAGATAAGAGGGTTATATGACACATTGAAGAAAGTATTGGATGACGATAGAATAAAAGATTCTGTTATTACTGAGACAGAGAAATACGGCAAGTCTACTTCATGGAACGGATGCGAGATAACATTAAAAGAGATGGGAGTTTCATATGACTACAGCGTTTGCAATGATCCTGTATACAACGCATATTTGGCAAGTTTGAAAGAACTACAAGCAAAGATGAAAGAGCGAGAAGGATTCTTGAAATCCGTTCCCGATAATACAACTATTGTAGACGATAACACTGGGGAGATCATAACACTGCACCCTGCGGTTAAAATGGCAAAACAAAGTTACACAATTAAATTCAAATAAAAATGGCAAATACAATTACTGGCAAAATTTCCTACATAGGACCTATTCAGGAAATTCCTTCCAAAAACGGCGGTAATCCTTTTGTGAAAAGAGAAGTAGTTATTGATTCTACGCGGTTCGATCCGTACACTGGAGAACGTGATAAATTCGAAAATTTTCCAATGTTTGAATTTTCGGGAGACAGATGTGCTGAGCTTAACAATTTCCAAATAAATGACATTGTTACTGTTTCTTTCGAAATACAAGGAAGGAAATGGATTGATGCAGAAGGGAAAACTAAATATATAAATTCCATAAGAGGATATAAAATAGAAGCAAGACAGCAAAGGTCATCACAGCCTGCTTCGCAACAGCAAGTGGTATATCAACAACCACAACAGAATTATGTTCCACCTATGCCGCCTAATACTCCAATTCAAGACGAACTACCTTTTTAATATTGCATTATGTTATTTGACCCCAAAAATCCTTTTGATAGAAAACGAGCCGAGGCCTATTACAATAAATTAATGTCCGGCACCGATCCATTCGAAATAACAAAAAAGACTAAAAAAAGATCGTTATCACAGAATGCTCTTTTTCATATGTGGGTACAAGTAATAGCCGGCTATGCCGGCTACACATCTTTTGACAACTGCAAGAGAGATATCAAAAGGGCTATTCTTGGGACAAAGGAGGAAGCGAACCGATTTACAGGAGAAATTCAACAAGTCGATTACAAAACATCTGAAATGAGCACTTCCGAATTATCTTCATTCATGGACAAGATGAAAATCTGGGCTCAATCAGAGTTAGGATGCTATCTACCCTACTTTGGTGATCCTGGCTATGAAGAGATGGTATCAGAGTATAATGGAAAAAGAATTTAAAGCACTGTACATAGCACAAACACCTACCCGATTGGGATGCAACAAAAAAGAAAAGGCTATTCAGCTCCTAAAGAATGGAGACATGGATAGCCTTTTAAAATGCAAAAAGTTAATTACCGAAATAATAAAAGAAAAATATGATTAAAGGTTATAAAGGGTTTGATAAAAACCTACAATGCAGAGGCTTTCAATATAAAGTCGGTGAAACATTTGAAGAAAAAGGGACAATTAAAGCATGCGAAAGCGGTTTTCACTTTTGCGAAAATCCATTTAATATATTCGATTATTATCCCCCTTCCGATAGTAGATATTGTAATGTTGAAGGTGATGGTAAAATAGATACAGACAATAGTGACAGTAAAGTCGCTTGCTCAAAACTACACATACATACCGAAATCGGATTAAGTGGTCTTATTTCCGCTGGAGTTAAATTTATACTTGACAAAGTAGATTGGGGGAACAACAAGGCCACCAACACCGGCGATCAGTCAGCCGCCACCAACACCGGCTATCGGTCAGCCGCCACCAACACCGGCGATCAGTCAGCCGCCACCAACACCGGCTATCAGTCAGCCGCCACCAACACCGGCTATCGGTCAGCCGCCACCAACACCGGCTATCAGTCAGCCGCCACCAACACCGGCGATCAGTCAGCCGCCAGC